CGTCCGATCTCGTTGTTACCCGACGAGCCGATCTGGGCGTTGTTACCCGACGAGCCGATCTGGGCGTTGTTACCCGACGAGCCGATCTTGGCGTTGTAACCCGACGAGCCGATCTTGGCGTTGTAACCCGACGAGCCGATCTTGGCGTTGTAACCCGACGAGCCGATCTGGGCGTTGTTACCCGACGAGCCGATCTTGGCGTCATCTTCATCGGTGGTAAGGCCGTCGGATGATTTTTTTATAGAAATTACGTCGATTTCCGCGAACGCAGTAAGTTCACTAATATAATTCGGCAGGAATTGGGCCAGCATCTTTGGCAGAGGACCCGTCTCGATGATGCGAGCCTTTTGAACTTTGACCTTATCGCCTTCTACATCGATCAGAGGACAATCGACGTTCTCAAAGATGACGCCGATCGCGTTCGGGTCCCAATCAAGTAATGACCAATTACCAAGGCCATTCTTTAGGCCATGCAGTCCACCCCCGCAGACCGCCTCAGATGTATAATCTTCGGCCTCGAGTATCTTTCCTTCTTCCCAGATAAATGGTTCGGCGTCGACGGTCCGGCCGTTTTTAAGCCGCTGACTGCTGCCTTCCATGTTTGGGCCGCAAGTACGAAGCATCTTAAAAGTTTCAAACTCCGGTTTTGCCGCCTTTTGTGTTTTCTTTGTATCTGCTTTATTTGCCATTTTTGCTTTTTCTCCAAGTTTTATTTAGTTTTGCTCCGCTTCAAGTTTTGCCCGGTGACCACGCAAGGCCGTTCGAACCCCGGCTTTGATCGCATCGTCGGCATCCAGCAGCATTTCGAGATCCTTTACCTCTTGCAGCGTTAATTTGCCGTCGGCAATGGCAGCGAGATAGCTCTCGAATATCGCGTTGCTGGATTTGAATTTCTTTTGGAAGATCTCCGCGGTTTCGCGTTTGGGTATGGATCGGCGGTATTTCTCGCGAACATACGCGAGCTCGTTATCCCAAGCCTCAGTAGGTATACCGCCCTTACAAGCCCCCTGGTACATAGATAAGAACGCTGTAAAATAATCGTCTTTGTTCTCTTCAAGGATCTGGTAGATGAACGATTCTGATTTGTTCCAACCGATCGCCATTGCCTTTACTCTGTCCGTCAAAGCTTCCCGGGTAGCGTCTGTGAGATAGCTGTAATTTTCTTTGGGCATGCAGATCTGGTTGAAAAAAAGACTGAAAATTAAACCTGAAAGACAGATAGACCCGGATAGTCTGTGCGCGTTCGAACAACAGATGTTTGACAACTAAATTTGCTTTCGATTTTTACGCCAAAGGTTGATGGCTTCGGCAATGATCACTGGCGACAAGACCAATACAGTTACCGGCCAGATCCTGACCGCAAATCTTTGAATTCCCGACGGTAGATGAATGTTCTTCATATAAGCTCCGTAATTGCCGGTTGCCGGCGGGCGCGTTTTGGAAACTTTCGCTTCGCCGGGTTTCCTTGCTCGATAATTGAATCCCGTAAGGCCTCGCATTCCTGCCTGGAATAGAGCGTTCTTGACCCACATGGGAACCGCGTTAACTCATTTGTTCTACAAGACCCTGCATAAAGACCTGCCGCACTTACCCATGTCAATATTTTCAGAGCCTCTCGCGGCCGTATAAGTTCGTGGGACTCAAATGCTGTGCTTACCATGCCCCTTGCCCTCTCAGCCAATTAGCGGCAAATATGGCGTCCGCGTCCTGCGGATAAGAAGTTGCCATTCGAACCTGATAATCGATCTCATCGTGATATTGCCAGGTCGCAGCAACTACAGGGTCCATGCTGAGATCGTTCGACTCTTCGTAATCGGTATCTATGTATTCGCTGATCTCTGGCATTCCAATTTCTCCGTATCGAGTAAACTTTCCACGAATTCCCATGCGTCGGTGTACCATTCGTGATTGATCATGTGATTGCACGTGGCTACGCACATTTGCAGGAAGAGGTAATTAGCGACTCGGGCTAATGTCATCGGATAATCCGGAGCCTCTTTCGCGTTCATGCCAGCCCCAATATCTGCATGGCTCCGTCGCGAGACCAGCCTTCGTCCTGCATGTACTCAACATCGGCGGCTTCCCTTTCGGCGGTGAAGTAATGCTCGAGCAGTCTTTTTGCAGCCCGATGCCAACAGATGTAGCCGTTCATGTGGGCTTTGCACTGACAGCGACCGTCCGGCTTGATCTCGTAGATCTCATTCGAATCGCTCCAGATGAGCAGATTGCCGTCATCTGCCGAATACTCCATGAACGAACCGCTCGTTTGTATCCGATGTGCCGCTTTAGCAATGGCGTTAATGGCCCGTGTTTTTTCAAAAGTATTGATCTGGAAGTTTGCATCGACCGTAGCCACTGCATCCGCGATCACCTTTCCAAAAAGATCTTCATTCTCAATCTTGATCATCTGCGTTTCTCTCCAAGTGTTTTTGGTTTACCGGTCAGTGTCCGATGGGTTTGTTCAAGCCGTTCTCTCGGCAGATCGTTGCTAACTTGATAGATAGCCTAACATAGAATGTTAGGTAATGCAACAGCAAATGTTAGGTAGAAGCACAAAAAATTTTAGGCGGGGTTGAGACGAGTATCTTTTTAACGTCTAAACCGATCTCCCGGCAAATGTCCGAAAGGAGCTCATAAGATGCGTTTTTACCAGTTTCCGCCCGGTGTATCGTCATCTCCGTAACTCCAAGTCGTTCAGCAAGTTCCTTTTGGGTGATCTTCTTTTTTCGGGCCGCGGCAAGGAGTTCCGGATTGTAATGGTCTGCGTTCATCGTTTTTGAAAATTATCACATTAATACAGCGAGGTCAACACTAAATGTTAGGTAATCTATCTTGTAATGTTCGGTTGGGTTATCCAACAATAAATGTTATGCCGTCAATGCTGCCTAAGACCCACTGGCAACAGTTTGGAGCCTGGATACGAAAGATGCGCAGGGATGCTGAGCTGACACAAAAACAGGTGGCCGATCGCTCCGGCATCCATGAGGTCCAGCTTGCCCGGATCGAGAAAGGCGAAAGCGGCACAAAAAGGGATACCGTGATCGCTTTGGCAAAAGCTATCGGCATAGATGAAGAGATCGCCTTGAATAACGCCGGTTATGCAACGGTGAACTCAGACAATAAATCCGGCTTGATCATTCCCGCTTATCCCAAACGGCCTAAAAATATCGCGGAATTTTTAGAAGCACTTGGAGCCATTGGTGAATTTAACTTCGCTATAGACCCTGCAGAGTTAGATAAGTACACAGAAGATGATTTTCAAGAACTGCTCGAGCGGATCAAAGCCGATGTGGAAATTACAGTACGGAGAAAAAGACGATGAGTATCTACGTAATGCCTGAAACCGAAACACCCGACGAGCTCCCGGAGCCACCGGCAGATAGCCTTATTTGCCAAATAAAGGTCACTCCGATCGAAGATCCTCAAGAAGATGTTGAGCTAGAAAAATGAAAATACTTATTTGGGCCCTGATCTTGTTATCCGCCGGCGTTTCTTTCGCGCAATCAGATCTGCCGGATAAAGGATCTCTCTCCGACATAAAAGGCAAAACGAAGATCTATATCGCGGCCGATGCCATCAATGCCGGCTACATAAACAGCGAGCTCGCCAAGCATAAAGAGTTTGCAAATACTGCCTCAGCAGATACGGCAGAGTTTATTGTTGAATATCACACCATCTCTACCGATACTGCAACGTCGCTGCAGCTGCCGATTGAGACCGGGCAGGTCGATGTGTATTTCTTTCGAGACGGCAAAAGAGTGGTCGTTTGGAGCAAGGGTGATACCAAAGGCAATAGAGGCCCCGCGGCATCTTTATTCAAACAGTTCTTAAAAGACCTGGCGAAAACAAAATAACTGATTTTTGACACGTTCGGCCGCTCGGTTTAATATTCAACTATGCACTTTGTTTCACAGATGGCACAAAACACTAATCATGCATTTACTCTTTACATCACTGAAACGCGTCTTTCCCTACCTCAACTCTCAGCCGTACACTTTTGACGATGTTGAACGAATAGCTAAACGCGAACGCATAAAACTTACGGTCTGTGACTACAATCCGGATATACTTGGCTACTTTTGCACTCGGAAAACTCCACAGAGAACTAAGAAATTCATCGTCATAAATTCCCGACTGGATATCATCGGCCGGACGTTCATCGGTTTACACGAACTTGCTCATTATTTTCTTCACGCACCGACATCGCCAAAACAATGGTTCTACTGTCGCCGGATTGCGGAGCTTACCCGATCCAAGCATGACTGCGAAGCGGACGCCTTTGCTCTTATCGCCATGCTGCCGCTCTGGATGATAGTCGAATTGAATGGCAGTCAGGACCTTCACCCGGCTTTAGCCGATTTGTGTATTCGTCGTAAGAAGCTTTGGGAAAAACACCGAATATAGGACACATCTGACCTATATAGCACATGTGCTATATAGCGTATCTGCTATATATGGCAGTCAAAAAGTATTTTGTGAATGGGCCCAAAGACGGCTATCAGTACGATCGCAAAGAGAATAAGTACTTTTCCTGGGGTTACGATATCTGGATATCAGGTGAACGGATCAGAGAACGCGGATTGCCTACTCGTCAAGCAGCTGCGGCTGCGATCACACAGCTAAAGCAAAATGCCCGTAACGAACGTTTAGGAATCGTAAGCCCGAAAGACCCGCCGATGCTCATAGAACTATTTCAGCAGAAGTTAAATGCCATGCCAGTCGGTCCTGAGCGGTCCCGGGCAAAGCGGGTGATGAGCAAATTTCTGGAACCGCTGCCCAATGGTATCAAAGTTACAGAGCTACGAGCCGTCCATATTCAGGATTACGTTCACGGCCGTGCCGCCGCCGGCGTATCTGCGTCCACCATCCGGCGGGAACTCGTGCCGGTAGTTGCCGCTCTGAATGCTGCAGGAACATTCTATGAGGCATTGGAATCCTACCGGCCGCCAAAGATCACACGGCCTAAGATCTCAAAAACCCGCAAATCAAAAGTGATCACTCCGGGCGAACTGGCTGCCATATTAAAATGGCTATTCGATCCTAAAAACGATAAAGGCCGCGGCTTATGTCGACGCGCCGGATTATTCCTACAGTTATGCCTTTTGACGGCATCGCGGCCTGGTGAAATCGCTCATTTGAAAAAGTCTGACGTCGACCTGAATTCAATGATGCTAAGGATAGAGGGAACCAAGACCCGTTTTGAGAGTGTCGCCGGGCTCCGGCATTTGAATATCTCACCTGCTATGGAAAAGATCTTGCTCGAGAGAATGGAATTAAGTAACAGTGAATATTTATTTACCCGGGCCGGAAAGGTGACTGGCAAGATGTACGATGCTTTAAAGGCAGCCTGCGAAGCCAACGGCTATGCTTATGGTAAAAACGAGCCGCATGGGATCACGTTTAGCAGATCCAGGCATACAGGAATCACCAACATGCTTCGTAGTGGGGTAGATATCCAAACCGTGGGAACGATCGTCGGACATTCGAATTCTACGATGACCCTGCACTACGCCCACGGTGATCCTGAAGCTATAAAAAAAGCGATATTTGAGCTAAATAAGCTGTTTAAAGTGCGTGATCTCTTTGATGTTTAGACAATATCCGGTCAATAAATATGGTTTGTAAATAGCAGAACGCCCTGATTATAAGGCTTTGAAAATAAAAAAGTATGCCCTCGGTAGGTATTTTTTATTTAGGATAGTATCGTTAAAAGCCTCTGATTTATTGAGGTTTCTTAAAAAGTTAGAGATTTTAAGACATTCTAAAACGCTGATATTTGGCAGATCAGCTATGCAAATGGACAAAATCCGGACAACAATTTATTACAGGATAGTTTTACTGATCACCGGATAGCACAGACTCAAGGTTTTGAATGATGACCTTAATATTCCCCCATCGCCTGGCAAAAACATTGGTCTCTTCTTCGCTCAGCAGCATTATATTTAACGAATCCATCTCGTTTCGAATGTCCCTAACGTAGCCGTAGATCTTCATTATTGTGGGCCGGTTCAGGCGTTCGGCCTTTTCAGCCTCCTTGAGCTTTGCCTCAAGCTCTTTGATCTCCTCGTCTTTGTCGTCAACCAGCTTCCACAGTTCCGTAATGGTGTTACGTTCGCCCTTTTCGCTGTAGTCGAGTGTTAGCCGTCGGGCCTCAACCGATGCGTCAAGCTTTTTCTGTTCCCGGGCCTCGATCCTCTTTCTGCGTGCATCAAGCTGGTGGGAAATGAATGTAAATATCTTAATGACGCCGGCAATGGCGCCGCCGGCGATGGTAAGGTAGGCCAGGAATTGGGTAGTTGTGAAGTCGCCCATTTATTCACGGTTTTGCCTTTCACGGAACAACCTGACGGACACAAATACTGCTAGATAGGTGCAAACGAGCAGCGTGGGGACCGCAGGTGCTATTGATCCGGTGTAGGCGGAAAGCAGCATTAAAAAGAACCATGTAACAGCATAGGTAGATACTACGAACGCCCTGACGATAATATCTTTGATAAAGAACGAAATAAGATGCGAGATCGTGGCCAAGGCGAATACCGTTGCCCATGCCGCCCGGCTCATCGCCATTTCCGAGACATACACGCCGACAAATATGAACCAGACGGTCCATGCCAGCGAAAACATGAACAGGGATGTCTCGCTCAAAGTGACTCGCTTCTTAAGAATAAAGTAATCACTGAACGCCTCGATCGTATCCAGCAACGCTGTAAATAGGCCATTCAGTCCGGTTTTTAATGTTTGTACAACCATATCCATGATTCCCCCTTGAGTTATAGACTACCGACATACGCACCGGCCGCGAATATCAGTATCTTTTCAACCTTTTCAAAAAACTGTCTCAATGCACTCTTACTCGGGTGCACCTGTTTTCGTAAGAAAGTATTATCTGCCATCAGGTCCGCGATCATTTGGTCTTTGATAGCTAAAGCGGCCACTCTCAGATCGTCCAGGGCCTTACGTGCTGCGATCTCGTTGTCTTTAGCACCAATAACCGCTATAGCCTTTTCGTAGGCATCGAGGGCTTTATCCAGCCGCTGTTGGCAAACATCAATGCTGACAGGTAGAGTCGTCGGGGAAGTCCCGGCAGAAGCGGTCGCCTGAGCTGTTGCCGTTGAATGTAGAGCTATCCCGATCAACAGACCTATTGAGAGCATTACCAGCCTGATTACTTTGATTCGCTGCATTATTTACCTCTTTCTCCTGATTCACCATTAAATTGGCCTGTACCGCGTTCTTGCCTATGTCGATACCAATGTTTACCGCATCTTTTCGCTCATGTTCGCTTACACCATCCCCTGAATAAGCCCACCATAGAAGCCCGATGGTGATCAGTGCGGCGATAAGTCCGCCGATAATGAGCCACTTCCACTGTTTTTCCGATAAAGCGATCATAGCTATGCTGTCGCCGTCGTCGCCGGCACATCGCCCGTTCCGCGTCTAATAACCACCCACCCGGCCTTGGCATACTTATCGAGCTCGCTTTCAGGCACGATAGTCACAGTATTGGTCGGGGTTGAATTGACCTGAGCCAAGACGTCCGTTCGCTTACGCTGGCCCCACCATTCGAGCAAATGGGCGGCAGCTTCGTACAACAGCCACAGGACAAACGCCACCACGCTTCCGAGGATGACGTATATAATTATCCACCCTGGCAATCCAAGATCGTCCAGTTGGTGCTTATATTCGTTAATGCCCGCTAGTCCACCGGCATACGCAAACCATCCGGCAAGTTTGAGCTTGATCTTCGTAAGAAAACCAACCTGTACTTCTTTTCCAATGGCGACGTTCGTGCTTTGCGTAATCGTCTGCGATGCCCCGCTCTCGCCCTCATCCGTTTGGAATGTGGTCTGCTGTACCGTTCCTTGAGACATCGGCGGCTGACTGTTCCCAGCAGGATCGTCCCCACCAACTGGAGGGGCCGGAGTGTCAGCGGAGACGGACCCGGTTCCGGCAGTGTCCGAATCCTGGCTGGTTGCAGCCGCCGAGATTTGTGAAACTATAAGAATGTGTTCAAATTTCATCGCATAACCGGCAATAAGCAGGCCGTTCTTACCTTTATCGCCGTTGATGATCTCTCGAGCTTCTTCATATTGGTGAACCGTTGCCGAATCGCCATGCAGCATTCGATCGAGCGTGAATTGGCCGCGGCCATCCTTTCGATAGATACCGTGTGACATGCCGGCAACCATCGCCTCGTATGCCCATTCATTTTCAAGCAGCAGATCGGGATTCTTGACGAACATATCCCCGACGCCAAGCAGCTTGCCAATAGCCCGGTACTTATCTTCCCAAGTCGTTTGAACTTTGCCTCTACCGTAAAACCCGGATAGCCAGTAGCGGTCCTGATTTGCACGGCCCTTCGATCCCGCACGATTACGGCCTTCTTTGACCGGAACAAAGTGGTTGCCGTTAATACCGGTCTCGTGGTACTCGGTGGCAAGAACGTAAGAATACTGAGCAATACCGTGAATACGGGTCTCGGTCTCAAATTTGTTGAGATCTGCATTTAAGGCGTCGACGGTTGCTTGAGTGGTTGGGCCATACACATCAAAAGCTTTGTGGTAAAGCTGCCAAAAACGTTTACGGTCAAGTTTTAACGGACTCATATATCGAAAGAATATGAGTTAAAGCGGTAAGTTATTTTTGCGGGGAGAGCGGAAGAGCCCTAATTTGCAGACAATAATACGATCGAGCCATCAACTACGTCCATCACAACCGGGCCATTCGATGTATAGAACTGAACGTCTTCAAGGTCCAGATCACTGTCGCCCTTCACCGTATCGAATATTATATCGAGCAACACACCGCGTCCGCCGAATCCATACGGATTAACACCATCGAAGTAAAACACACCCGGCTCCTCGCCATTGCAAAGTATCGCCGTACTGCCAATGAAGTCGCCGGGTGCGCATCCCCAATTATTCTCTTTGCCGCCGGTCGCTTGTAAAACGGCATCGTCGTAATAAATGACACCTTGAAACGCGATGATGTTTCGCACCCCGCTTGCCCTGAGCGATACCAGAACCTTATCGTTTGGGTTGGCCTTTAGCGTTGGTGCCGTGATCCTTTGGGCTGATGCCCCGATGGTTAGAAGTAGAATTGTGATGAGTGTTTTTATCATAATTTTAAGGCTGTCCGCCCATAACTCGCCAATTGCAAGCAAATGCGATAAAGCGGCTAGTTCAAAGGCGATAAGACTGGGAATTCAGTGTTGACTGTGTCAACATGTTCGCTGCCGTCCGCCGGGTTGATCAAGCTTGTGTCCAATCTCCATTACCATCGGCCATGAATTGATGTGTGCCGAGATAGGTGACTGTGAGTACTGAACCTAACATAGACGCCTGTAACGCACTCGAATCATCAGCAAGAAGCGGGCTGCTATTGATAGAAGTCAGGATTTGGTCAGAGGAACTACTTGTTTTGACGTATAGCTTGTTTGTGGCGTCTTTCACCCAAAACGTCCAATGAGTTTTGCCTGCTACGCAGTTGGCGGCTAAGTCTACGGTAGCCGTCACATTTCCACCTGAAGTATCTACTTGATAAATCGTTGTGTGCTCACTTCCAGTAGCGGTAAAATCCGCTGCCTTCCCCACGACCGGGCGTTTATCCGAGAAATCACCCGAAAAGGTCAGCTCTACCCCTGCATCGGGCAAGTTAAATAGCAATGCTCTCAGATCCGTCTGAGCACTGTTGACTCTTATGCGGCGGTAATATGCATTGCCGATCGGGTGAATGTTCAGCCCCCCACTACCAAGCTCGACCTCCTCCGACCCGTTGTGGTATCCAGCATTTGTGCCCGTCAACAGACGGAAGTTGATATCGTTCGTATCTATCGTGCCGCCGGGGGCTGAAGTGCAAACCCATGTCGTATTGGGGTCAGACGTTCCCGCATTAGCCACCCTGAACAACACGCCCTGCATGGAGTCGAAGGTGTCAAACAAAGGGTGTCGATACGGCACGGCATCGACTACCCAAATGCCATTTTCCGTGAGGTCGGATTGATTTGGAACGATCGCGATCTGACCATCAATGAGCGGCAAGCCGTTCAATATATCGCCGTCGTTAAGGTCTGTGGCGATGTCAATATTGCCTTCCGCTGCAATAACGTCAACCTCGAAATAAAAAGGCTTGGCCGGTGCCCCTGATTTGCGAATATATTGCACCAACTCAACCGCATCGCCAGGGAGTCCAACAAACTCAGCCTTATCACCCGCCCCCCGGCCCGTGATCTGCTTGCCTTGTACAATTAAAGTGCTGCCGTCCCCAATGATATCCCCGCCGTTGGCTGTGAATTCCAGGGTGAATTTTTTTCCCGCGGCTAATATAACTGCAGTTATATTGTCTGTGCTATCCGTAGTTCCGTAGTTGCCGTCGATCGGGGCATCTACATCGCTTGCGAAATTATCCAGATCGATCGTATCGGTGTCGATGGGAATAGGATCTCCACCGCCGCCTACGACACGGCCCGTGAGACTTGAGACCTTAACTCTTTTTACTGTGCCATCCGGCTTAACCAACGGCACGTGATCCAATGTGGGACTCGGATTCGCTTCTACTGCTCGCTCGAGTAAATAAGCTGAATAACTTTCGTCAGGCATTTATCTATTATCAAGAAATTTTTATTCAGTTAATCTGCCGCCAAATTCATTGGTCAGTCTATGACCCGATCCATCAGTTAAATAAGTAACAGGACCGTCTTCGATAAGTACCGGTATGGTCCTATCAACTATCGAATCGTCGTAGAGAGTGCTGGAGTATTTGCGGCCGGTGAACGCGGCCCCGGGAAGTGAGGCATTTGAGATATCAAATTCGATCTGTTCAAGAATGACTGGAAAATTATAAACACCCGAGCCTCTATCAGTAATAGCGACCACATCTGCTTCTTGAAGAAGAAGAGCTTCACGGGTAGCTCGCCATTTATAAAAGAAGTCCGCGTCCCGCTGCTCGGCTAAAGCTCCTGCCGCGATGCGATATGCCTGGTCAGTATTATCGATGGCTTGTCCGTTTAGCTCTTTGGGTGAGGTTTTCTTGATCTTGGCAATATGGGCGTCGTCTCGTAAGCGGAGCTCGATAAGACGCCAATCCTGCCTGGCATCGCGGTATTTGAGATCGATCCGGTTAATACTGTTGGACCGGCTGCCAAGCAGCCATTGGAATGTAGCTTTTATAACGTTGGATCTTGACGTTGCCGATCGCACTTCTTCCCGATCGCTGAATACTGCAGCAACCCGCAAAACTTCAGTACCGGTGCGATTCAGGTCCGGCGGCAACGGAGCGGATAGCAAGGGCAATGTGGTAATGCTAAACGCTGTTCCGTCATTCTCAGCAATATATCGAAGCTTACTGGAATTTGCTGTTGGTGAAACGAACCATTTAACAGAAGTTACGCCTCCTGGCATCGTGACAGTCGATACGTCAATCTTCTGGCCGGCGGTGATGATAACGGAGTCAAACGGAGATAAAAGCGTTTCCCCGACTGCATTTACCCAGGCATACGCGACCGCATAGGTGCCCGCCGGGAAAGCCGTCGATGATGCAGATGCGGCCAGCACAGGAGCCGCTGTCGGGTCTGAGATAGGCTGTGATGCCGAATCGAACTGCAGGCTCGTATCGAGCTCCAGATCGCCAAAAACAGCGGTAAGATCTACTACCGCAGATCCTGATACCCAACTTACTCGATATCGCCGGTAAAGTGACGGATGAGACGAGATCACGCCCGCTATATAAGAGGCGATGGTCTCATTCGTATCATCGTCGCCGGTCCTAAATGTGAACGTAACACCTTCCAGCGTGATCGTGCACGTCGTAGCAGTTGTGTGTGCAGTAACAGTGATCGACGCCGTTGCCGGCGTAGACCCGCCATCGCAACCAGAAAAACCGGAAATGCTGAACAGGCCGCCAGTTGAACTCAGACCTACGCTATTTTGGGCGGTTGAATAATTCGCATCAATAACTCTGTGGATCTCGCTCTGATTCGTATGCGGGGCAATTAATAGCCAATTATCAACATTATCGATCCAGTCAATTACAGAATCTACCGGCAGTGTGGTACCACCGGCCGCGTAATCTTCAGTACACAATGCCCAGGGCGATGGCTTTTTGTTTTTGATACTGAGCTTGCCATTTGCGGCCTGGGCAAGATATAGACGCGACGAAACGAATATTACATCGTTTAACAGATCGAGAGCATTCATCTGCTCAGTCACAGCGACATTACAGGTGTAACGCTTGCGCAAGAAGTTACCCAGACCGGGTAGAGCTTCCGGTGGCGGATCTATTGGATCTGGAGGCGGCTCCGGCGGCCACATTGCAACCATAAAAAATTATCCTTCCTGAACAAAAACAAAATCTGAAAGACTTCGATCGATGATAAATTCATCATTAAACTGATAGCTTTCGTAAGCATCGTCATCCTCGATCCACGCTTCATCGAGCTTAAAATAATCTTGAGACGTTAATATAAATCGGGCGTGAGCCGTCGCGTTATTGCTAAACGTGCCCGTTGTCACCCAATCCCCTGAACCATCAGGGACTGTCACCAAGCGGCCGTAGACCACGATTGCGATATCCGGGGCCGGCTCGATCACCTCGACAGCGGAATTTGTGCACTGTCCGGTTATGCAGGCTGTTCGGGAATAATTACCCGGCGCAACCCACGATGAACCGATCAGATTTAAGGCCCCGATCTTTCCAAATGTTTCGTGATAATTCGTGACGGAAAGCGGCAAAAGAGCATTAGTCGATCTCGCCCGGGCAAAATGGCTTATCTCACCCTCGCAAACTGCCGATCTAATGCGAATATTGGCCCCCGTATCGTCATAACCGATATGCTGACCAAGAAGTTGTGAGATTCCAAACACTTCCGGTACCGGGCGGGTGGCGTCCAAGTCGCTAAAGCTCGAGTATGCAAGCGTTTTTTGTACGGTTTTATGCAGGCCGAAAAAGCCGGCTATACCGCCACGCTTTACGCGAACGGAATAACTTGTGGTGCCATACTGCGGAATAAATAAAAATCCCTCGAATTCCGGATCGGCTGAAACCCGGCCCTCTTGATCTTCTTTCGTGAATTTTCGACGCGGGATCTGTACATCGGTACCGCTGAAACCGCCCAATATCCAATTTGATTTAACGGTAAGGCTCGATTTGTCCCCGGACTCCGGCTTTTCACACCGGCCGGCAAACAAGATCTGGGAAAGATCAAGAGAGGTACTTTGACTGCGGGAGATCAGCCGAATAACTTTGATAAGGCCCTCAAAACCGTTATCGAATTCAAACTGTGAGATCTCGCGGGAAATATTAGAAAACTCGACACTGGCCGTATTCGATTCCGGGCCCAGTTTTCGATTAACGTTACCGAATTTCTTGATCAGGCATTTATATTGAACGCCGTAAAATGCAACACCCTCGACGGCAGCAAAACACTCTATAGAGTAATTCGGGTCAAAACCATCGTCGCCGGGCACGGTATCAGAGCCATAGATCTCGCAAACCACGCTTAGATCTGTAGCGGTTGTCAGAATATTTGCCCATGCAGCGTTGTCTATCATGCTTAATTTGGATAACGGATCAGCTTAAACTTGATCTCTTGAGACCATGCCTTATGCGCGGAATGGTCTCTGTCGTAGCTTTCGATCCTTACGTTGTCCCAGACAGTGCCGTATTTATCGGTGAAATTGAACGGAGTGCTCATTCGCACCACATCGTTAAATTCGTCAAATAGACGAACTTCATACGGGTCAGTACTGGCAGCGGAGTTATTGAATTTATAGTTATATTCCCATCGCCGCGGAGCGATATCGGCAACTTCATTGAACGTTTTGCCACCGTCCTCGAATTCAAAACTATCAGTGATCTTCGAATACATTGGCGGCTCCGCGTAGAACCGTCGACGCTTGTACGGAACAAAATCATCCGAAGGAAAATAAAGCGGTAAGCCGGTCTGGTATTGCTTAAATTTCAAATTGAAATACAGCATCACCCGCTTGCGTTCGGCCGCAGTAAGTACGCGGCTATAAATAAGCTGCTCTACAAAATAGCCTTTCCAGATGCGGCCGGCTAAATTTCTTTGCAGTCCGATCTGGATGCCATCAAGGGCCAGCCCTGATGACGAGCTCACTTCCATCAAACCAAAGCTATTGCTCATAGGGGCCTGCAGATTTGAATTCGCATAAGAAACATCGTCTTTGCGATACACATAGACGGACCCCAAACCAAAATCAAAAAACTTAGATCCTGAGTTATTGCTTGTTAGGACGTCGCCCGATGTAACGCCTGACAACAAACCGCGATATGCAGCAAAAGTCGCATCTTGAGCCGACGCTAAAACAAAGATATGTTTTGGATTAAGGGCCCCGGTCCATTTTAATGGAGTGGTATTGGTGCCGTTAAAATACCATCCAGGGCGGCTATTGATCACGTTCGCCGTCGCAACGGGGTCATGAGCTCCAGACGTCGCGAGATCGCGGCCATGACCGGAATAATCATAGATAACGCTATTCAGTAAACCGTAATCAGGATCGTACTGATGCCACGCCTCAAGCCCGGACGTAGGCAAGAGGCCAGTGTTTTGCCATTGTGTGATGGTGAGACTCATTTATTAAGTGTTGGCATCTTGTACTAATTGCCGGACCATGCCGTTCTTACCCATTTCAACTTTGAACATTTGGGCAAACCAATCGGATTTATCTCTGACGGTCAGGACCACATGGGTTTGTAAACCGCCCGGGGCATTGCGGCCGACATCCACGGTTTGATCTTCCTGACTCGAATACACTCCACCGTCATTAGACTTACCCTGACCGGAATTACTTTGACTTCCCGTACTGCCGCCGGCAGTGCCGTAGGCTCCTGATGATTCCTGCTTAAATTTATCGCCTGCTACAAATCGCCCGGCAATGGCCGCGGCTCCGCCGACGATCCCGTAAATAGCGGCAGCGGTAAAATGGGCTCCGGCAGCCGCTGCATACTTTGGATTACCCGTGAAATACGTTAATGCGAGCATGGCAAAGCCTTGGGCGAGCTCCCAGACGGCTTGAACGATCGCCATTTGAGCGACAGACGCGATTATCTCCGCTGCGAATTTTCTAAATGAACCGCCGGCACTGCCAAATAGAACGAATGCTTTGACGGCGTTACCAACGCCCTGGGCGATAAGCTGAAACTGGGAACCGATAATATTACCGAGACCTTTTAACGGTTCAACCTTTTTCAGCATGTCATCAATCGACGTGCCGAGACCGTTAATTACTCCCGATAAGAAGCCCTTTCCTTCAGTTTCTCCAGGCGTTACGGGAACGGCGTATTTGTCCTCGATCTCTTTTTTCTTGTTTTCGAAATCTTCCTGAGTGAGTAGAGCTTTGGCTTTGTAAAGCTTATCGAGTTCGTCTAAAAGCTTTAGCTGTTCAGTTTTATCCTGTACCTCTTTTTGGATCTTCTCTTTTTCAGCCTGATACTCGGTGTCAAGATCCTCAAGACGGCCATCACGCTGCGCGGTGAAGAGAACCACCAAATCGTTATACGCTTCACCGCGCATACGATTTTGCTCATCATTGAACCCCTGCAGGTCCGAGATCTGTTTATCCCAAGATTCTTCAGCTGCTTTTACGGCGTTATCAGAGATCGTTAATTGGGTTTTTTTAAGATCTAATCCAAGTTTTTGCGAAACCTGTAATCTTTTCTCAGCAGCTTTTTGGTCTGAATCAACGATCAGTTTATTTGTTTTATCAACCTCGTCGGCGATGAAAGCGTTAAGGGCCCGCACACGCTCCATCTGCTGCTCCGTGGTGAGCTTGTCTTGATTCTCGGTTTGGGGCCCGGCTGTCTGTCGCTCGAGATCGTTTAGAAGATCATTCGCAACCTGAGTGCCCTCACGGAATTTTGTCAGAGCTTCATCAGCAGCTTTTACCAGAGCATTATCGTCGCCGGTCTTCTTAAACTCTTCGCGAATACGTTTTAGGGTTTCTTTGTATTCAGCCTCTAATTGCTTGAGTGCGAGTTTTTGTAGATCTAACTGAGCTTTTAGATCCGCTTCAGCTTGTTTTTCCGCTTCGGACTTTCCTGATTTGGCCTTGCCCCCCTTGCCCGCCGATACATCCGGAGAAAAACTAGATGTGCTACTGCCACCGGCCTCACCATGTGATTCCTGGGCGTCGTACTGTCGCTTAAACCCTTCACGGGTGATCTTGGCAGCTGCTATTGCAAGTTCGCTCAGGCCGAACGTAATACCGGCCAGATAGATCCTAAGTGCTTCTGCGTGGTCAGAGATCGTCTTGAACGCTTTGGAGAAAATATCAACCGTGTATTCGAGGGTCCGTGCGATCGCAAAACCCCACAGCCGCACTTCATCCTGGTTACGGCCATACCATTCAGACGAGAGCGTAAAAAACTTTGTCAGGACCGGCATCAGATCCGATGTAAATGCGACACTGGCCGTCTTTGCCTGAGCGCCTAGCAGCCCAAGGGCATCCCCAAAATCATCACTGGCTTTGATATCTTTTTCAGTTAATGTGATCCCGAGTCGTTCGGCTTCTTTCTGGGCGGCCGCAAGGTCTCCGCCAAATTGCTTGATGACCGGTATCAGGTCCGCGCCAGCCTTACCAAAAGCTTTCTGGGCAATAACGATCTGCTCAGTACCGTCTTTAGCGTTAAAAATGGTTTCGGATACCTGAGCAAGAGCCGTATTTAGATCTTTGGAAGTGACCCCGAGATCTTTTAGAGTTTTTTGAGCTTTCTCATTACCCTCAGCGGCTTGGCCGATCAGTTTGGCAAATTTGGCAGTGCCGCTCGTTACGGTCTCGAGCGAGCTCCCGGCATTATCCGCGGCAAATTTAAGAGTTGTAAGCGTTGAGGCAGAAAGACCAGTTTTATCTGAGGCGTCCTTTATTTCACTGCCATACTCGGCGGCTGATTTGGTTAGATTAAATAAGCTGACCGAAAGACTAACAGCGGCAGCGACGGCGGCCACGATCGCAGCAGCGGCGATGGCAACACCACCGGCAAGACCAGCGGCAGCACTTTCAGACAACCCCATGCTTTGAGCGAGACCCGCGAAACCGGTTTTGCCTTTGCTGTCGATCGCGTCGACATCGTTGCCAATGGACGTACGTAGATCGCCGAATGCTTTCTTCGCATCATCCGTGTCGCCTTTTGCTCTGAAGAGTAAACCGATGGAGTCAGAAGTGATTGCCACTCTCTGAATTTAGCGAGTTTGCCGGTGTGTTATTTTGTCTGGAATGAGCGGCTGGAAATACGGGTAAAAACAGGGGTGAAAAAGTGCAAAGTATAATGGTATAGCCCCTATATAGGATATATACCATTATACTTTACCGTAAGTGCTGTTATTGCAGGGGTTTACAGATTTGCCGAAAATCGCGGTTTTGGGGCTGTTTACAGCACGTCATTTTCGTTAATTTCACCATCAGAATCGTCGTCATTTGATTCGTTTGAGGCCGCTCCAAATAGTTCGGCGACGGCAGATTTAACGGCAAGCTTGAACGACTTCAACCGCTCCAATTCCCGCTTATTTTCAAACTCAAGCAGTCGCATCGAACACGTCAGATCGAAATCTAACGCAACCATCCGTGACTCTACACCGATCAACTCAGAGCATCTTATGCCTGCGTCCCGGCCAGCAAGGGCGAGCCACAGCAGGTTAGTATCATTCCGGACGAAAGGTTTCCAGGCTGCCGCCTGACTTACCTCCTGACAAGACCCAATTTACCAGGAACATGAAATCATCGGGCAAGATATCTTCCGGAGCGATCTGATCGTCGTTTGTCGGGTGTAAAGAGATCTGCGGTTCGACGGCACAGTACAAGATCAGGTCCCGGCCGAATTCCAGATTGCTCATAATATCTTCCGGGGTAAGTTTGGCTAGAAGATCTTTTTGAGCCTGTACAGAATTACCGTTTGCTTTTGCCAATCCCGCCATCTTGCTCGTCAGGCTGGCCGGCAGCTTCCCTGCAAGAATAAACTGCTCTATCGGCGGCTCTCTGAGCTTCCAGACAGATCCTGACGGCAATTCAACGTCAAACACTACCGCCTCTGTACGCTTAGCAGAGGCGAGCTTCTTGTAATCAGATGCATTCATATAATCGTATATTCAGAATTAAGGATAAAAATTAATGGGGTCTCAGGTAATGGCATACCGTCGACCCCGTTTGCCACTTGGAGAGAGGCAACAAAGAAATTTATGTTTATGGACCAGTTGGGGCTGTCGTATTGATGTAGATGCAGCCAAACGTGTCAGTTGCGGCCCGTGTCGGTATCGCCACGCCTACGAAATCAAGAGGCAGCTTGGCCCGCTCAACACGAGACAGGGCTACGTCAAAATCAGCCTTGTTGTAGGCCTTGTAAAGATGGAATACAACAAACTTGGTAGGATCGGCCTTTGTCGGAGCGATGGCCGCGATCGAAGTAAAGCTTAAAGCAGATTCACCAAGTGTCCATGCTGTTTTCCCGGTAGGGGTCAGAGCCGTTCCCATGCCCACAGTCGCGAGAGAGAGCAGATCAGAATCAAGCACCTGGGCGGCCTCAGCCTTTAGCGAACCGCCGATCTGGTCAAGGTTGCGCTCGAGGGCGTATTTAACCTCATCGTAAAACTCTTCGGTGAAGCTTCGCTGCAGACTGATCATCGCACCTTTTTCCGTAAGCCCGATCAGCTTTCTGCTAGGGTTTTCAGTTGCATTCGGAGAGCCATCGGCATCCAGGCTAAGATAAGCTGACCCTGCCGGCACGGCCAACCCAAACCATATGCGACTTGGGTTTTTCTGCGTCTTGGTGATATCAAGTGTGGTTCCCATAACTTAAAAGCCTCTTTATTTTAGACTCGTGTAAAGCGTGTTAATTGCCGCCCGGCTCTCGGCCGCCTTGGTTTTTTGCTCTTCGTAATCCTCAACGGCCGCCTGAAAATAGAAATCGGCTTCCGGCAAGTGAGCAAAATCTTCTTTTTTTGGAGCCATCACTTTTTCAGGCGACGGCATTGCGAGACCGCCGAATAATGGCGATTTAAGTTCATTCTCATCGAATAAGCCGTGGCCGCCGATGGCTGCCACCCGCTGCATAACATCGATCGCCCGGTCTTTGCCAAAATGAGCAACCGCCCGCGGGTACGTGAGCGTACCGATCTCGGTTATTAAATCAACTTTCTCAGCTTTAGCAGCCGGCGGATTCGGGGTTTCTGATTTCTTCTCTTCGGCCATAAGTGTTCACCTGGTCTTTTATTGGTTAAATGCAGAGGCTTCAATGTGCCAATTAACACGGGTTTGAAAGACCTCTATAAATTGATTTTTATACTTGTTTTGCACATCAAAAGTCGTTTCAATGCCCATTCCCGTACTGGTAATTTCAATTATAGAATCCTGATTAAAGGTTGTTTCCGGCACATTCGCGAGCATAGACTCTATCGCCATGCAGTATTTAGGGGACCTGTCGGCCGCAATATCCTGGTTACCGTGAATATGAGCAAACTCGATCACGAGATTAAAATCTATCTCTAAGATCTCACCCCATTTTGCTTTATGGTCCGTTTGGAGAAAGGTGATTGCCGGGAACTTGGTCACCACCCGCGGGGCCCGGTGAAAGCTTTTATCTCCGATCAACGGCAAAGCATCACCACCATTGACCGCCCAGACGAACGCCGCCGCCTGCGTGTCGCGAAGAAACCCCAGAACGTTGTTACGGATCTGTGTTTCATCGAGAACGTTTACTTGTGGGTCCCAATCAGTCATTTTTATCTATCAGTTACAGGGATGTAATAATTACCCCGGCGAAGTTCTTTTATCAGTGATCCCTGTATAACTTTCATCATTCGGCGTTTCTGATCATCTGAAAAACTGATCGGCTCTCGTTTCGGCAGCGTATCGGAGCCGCGTTGGTGGTAGATCCCTCGAGCAAGTGTTGTGCCGATCGCTACTTCTTTCTTTGACGTCGCGTAGTACGATCCCGGTGCGTTGCCGGTAAGCGATGCTGCGAGCTCGCCAGTGGCTTCAAGGATCTTCTTGCCGGCCCCGTATCGTTTTATCTTCTTGAGAGCATAGCGTTCTGATATCTTTGCCCATTTACCGGACCGGCCCTTTGACCCTTCGCTATCAAACTGCTCTTTTTCAATTCGCCAAAACTCATCCCGGACATCCGGCCAGATCGGAGTGAGATCATCAAAGTTCGCATCGAGCCTGGTAAAAGTACGGTCAAATTCCTCTTTCCCGTCGACTGTTATTTGTATCCTGGCTCCGGACATCTGGTTCTTTTGTCAGTACCTTTTTGCTCTTATAGATCGTCTTACCGCAGAATTTACACTTAAATATCTGATCAACCTGTCTTTGAAATTTATGCTCGCAGTGCATTTAACTAAAGAAAGTGTTGCTCGAGTAAATTTCCCGATAACGTTTAGTAACAGCCGTAAACGTTGGTGAAAACTCAGCGTTAATGGCCGCTGCAGAGATCCCGCTCAGGTCCGCAAAAGCAAGGTCTTTCTTGCGCCACAATTGAAGAGCTTGCTCGATGCAGGCTTGTTTAATATCAGCCGCGATCGCAGCAAAGCCATAGATCGCCGTGACGTCGATAAAAGAATTTTCTGAGATCGGGTAATTGAGTATCAGATATCCATCTCGCTCACGATACCGGCGATTTGAGACCAGGGCATCATAGTAATCATCGCCATCGATATTTATAATCGTGATCGAATTGGCAATGTACGGAAAAAGCTTTAGATATTGCGTATTATTGCCACGATATGAACGCAAGGACACTTCCTCACCAGCTTTCGAGAAAAATCCGTCACTGACTACGCACTCACGGTCAAACAGCCTGGAGACGCTTTCAGCGAGCAATTCCCAAGTGTCGACGCCATCGGCTTCTTGAGCAATGGCGACGTCTTTAAGCTCGTCGGCTGTTATATAGAGATCAGGCATTCTCAGTTACTCCAAATTAGCTATCACATATAGCCGGCCATAAGGCTCATCGCGGTCTGACGGAAAATAATGCGGCTTTACCGCCGGATCGACACCCTTGAACTCGATATTGTAGGTACCGGCTGGAATGGCAGCCGTTGTGACGTCGAAAGTATAAGTACCCTGCCCTTTATGTGTTGTTTGATTGGCGTCGACAACACATACGCCTTCAAATACAGGCTCATCGGCATCACTCCCCCGGGCGATCAACGTAACAGCCCAATTGGTAAGATCGACGGTCCCGCGATCATCGTATAGCGTAAATCTGATCGTCTCTTGAGCCCCTTGTTTTAGTGTGAAGATCGAGTTCATCCTATTCAGATAATTCTATTCTCCTGGCACCAGTGTTGAGATCGACGCTACCGCCGCCCGTATTGATGTTGACCCCGGTACCCCCATGGCTGGATACAGCCATCTTTCCGGTAGACATGTCGATCAACGAAACCCCAGAGTTAATAGAAAACATTAAAGGCAAATTGACAGGCTCGAATGGCTCAACAATACGAGCTCTGCCCGAGATCGTGCGTACTGCCGGAGCCTCTATTCGTGCTTGCCCCGCAAGCGTTTGGCTTGACGGAGATGTAATTCTGGCCTTACCGAGAATGGTCCGAACCGTAACGATGGATATCCTGGCTAGACCTGTGATGGTCTGAGTGAGGGTCTTTTGAATTCGAGATAAACCCAAAAGTGTATGAATTACGGTCTTACGAATACGGGCAACACCAGTGATCGTATTCAGTTTTGCAGCCGTAACCCTTGCCAGCCCGGTAATTGTCTTTACAGCCGTACTAAATCCAGCCCCGGCGATATTCGCTACGCCGGAGATAGTACGGTTAGTCGTGACTCGTACACGAGCTTTACCGGTAGTCGTTTTGGTAACTGTAACGACTATTCGAGCGAGACCGGCGACGGTACGACTGACGGTTTTCCGAATACGTGCAAGGCCTGTGATCGTTGGCGATGCTGTTTTTCGTATGCGTGACGTACCAGTTACGGTCTGAAGGACCGTCTTCTGGACCCGGGCTTTTCCTGCCTGAGTGCGACTGGTAAAAGCCCTAATATTAGCGAGACCTAAAATAGTCGCGTTGACGGTCTTGCGAATACGGGAAAGACCGGTCTGTACGGCCGCAACTGTAACTCGGACGCGGGATTTTCCACTCTGGGTGCGAGCCGTCGTCGCTGAAATACGTCCCTTACCAGTTGTGGTTCGAACGATAGTAGCGGTTACACGCGATTTTCCTGTCTGTGTTCGTTGTGAAAGAACCGCGATCGATGACTTGCCAGTCGTTGTCCGTGTGGTGGTTACCCTAACTCGCCCCTTACCTGTCGTCGTTCGAACAGCCGCAGCGGTCACTCTCGATTTGCCGGTGATCGTTGCTGCGACGGTTTTGCGGATACGGGAAAGGCCGGATAGTGTAGCTGAGACTACCTTCCGAATGCGCGACTTACCGGTAGTAGTTTGGCTGGCAGCCTTTTGGATTCGGGCTTTACCGGTCTGGGTTTTAGTTGCTGGTGAGGTGACCCGGGCCTTACCAGTAGTCGTTTTAGTCGTGGTGACATTCGAACTTCCTGGTCTAACGGCTACCACGCCCCCGCACCAATCATCACTTGCGGAAATCGTAAAGGTGCTTGTGTTCAACGAACTGACGGTGCTGTTTGTGCTACATACTCCTAAAGTCGCACCGTTAGATCCGCCCGATACATCGGCGGTGTTATTGCTTGCTAATGGATAAACAGAAATCGTGCGGCTTGTATCAATTCCAAGAAACGCAAACCATAAGGTATCTTCCGTTGCCCAATTAGCAGGGTCGTGAGCAAGCACAGTGACATCAGGTGTGCCCGACACCCCAAACGTGACCTCAAGCGAAAGTCCATTTGCGTCTGCAGCATACGCGCTACTATTGTTGCCGTTACTTCCCGGAAGTGTGCCGCCAAACCAACCGGTGATTCGGAAAATGCGCCACGCTCCCTGTTCCGACGCATTGACGGTGACATTAAACGTTCCCGTTTCTGAACCAGTGGCGACCTTGGCTAATACGTTTATTGTAACGTTTGAATTGCTTTCCCAGTACGTTTCAAAACCTGCCGGCACACCTATCGGAACACTTATACTGCCTTGCCCATCCGCCGCAAGAAATCCAAGAATTAAATCACCAGCGGCTAGATTAGTCGGGTAAGTCAACGTCCAAGTCGTAGAATTGGTCGTGACAGTACCCGACTTAGTATCGGCTGTTTGAATGGTCGGAAAAGCCATGTTCCGTTTTTTACTTTTGGATTCTCATGTACCGCGTCACGGTCTCGCCTTTAAGCTCAGCCTCCCAGCCGATCGAATAGCCAAGCTCAACAGTGTCCACGGGATCACCGGTACCGTCTACGCGGATCGTCCGGTGTTGCGAGACATTACGAAAATAGTGAAGGCGAAATTCTTGGATCGGTTCCGAGTGCTGGAAGAAAGGAACGCCGTTCACTTCGAAATGGCCGTCCCGCAGATCTACGCCAAATGTGGGATACCCCTCGCCATGCAGTACGAAACAGACAAGCGGCACTTCTTTCTGACGCTGCAGGACCTCAAAAAAACAATTCCGGTCCGGATTGCTCTCGGACCGGTCTTCTGGGTTTTGCAGGATCTGTGTGCCGTTAGCAAATGTTGCGACGAAATGCAGGTAGTTAGGTGCTTCCATCTACTCCTCGAACCATTCATCAAGGGCCGACTGACGGGCTTCGACCTCTTCGGCCGAAACAGGTACGTCGCCGTTGTGCTTGTTGTGTTTCTTGACCTCCGCTGCCAGGTCGCTGCCGGCAGGGAACTTTACGAACTGCCGGTCCTTGCGGTAGCAAATGATCTCGCCATTATCGGCCGTCACGACTAGGCAATCCTGGAGCTCACCGTCGAACATGAGTTTTACTGTTTTGTTTGCCATCGTTAGTTCTCCTGGTATTGCAGCGTCAGTGTGACCGTCGCTGTATCGCCAGCTGCGGCACCGCTGGTCTGTAGCTGCGTTGTTAGAAAATTCGTGAACACATCAGCCCCCGAGGTCTTAGACGTCGCCTTTCCTGTGGCCTCGGGGCCTGTAATGCCAAAACACACACCAACGCCTGACGCGATAGCAATTGCTGAAGTCATATTTGTGGTCAGGTTGGCATTGGTAGATGCAGATGGCGTGGTATATAGCAGCCGGTCACCGTCCCCCGTACACGCGGGCGGGCCTTTGAGCGTAAGGCCGGTACCGAATGCCGTCGACGTGTGGGCGAACAGGCCGGACAAGACTTGGTTCCATGTGCCAGAGATCCTCCCGAACTGCCATTTCTCAAAGCTATTACTGCCGTCAGAGATCGGAAAACTGGAATAGGCATCGGTTTGGACACCGGAGTTCTTCCAGTTAACATCTGTAACGCCGGTTGTCCGGGTAGTTCCCTTCGTGGGTGAGCCCGTTTGTGTGCCGGTATCTTCCTGCCAGTCGAACGTGGCCGCTCCAAGTACCTTCTGGGCTTCGATGAGCCGTAGAAAGAAATTGTCTTTGTTATAGATCGATCGTCTCAGCATTTTATTCTCCGATCACCCTTATTTTTTTTAGTTAACATCCGAGAGAACATTAAACTTCTTACCCGTGGTTGCACCGACTACCGATAACGCATTGACAATCATCGGAAAATCGGCAAAACGCAGGACCTTTTCGTTTCCGGCCTTGACCATAAACCCGACATCCGCGACCGCTGTTGCCAGAAAGTTGCACCACATATCCGTATCCGAAGTGTTCTGGATCTGAATGGTATGACGGGTCTTATCAGCGGCAATAGCCACTTGCGCAGTGCCGCCAGTCGTGATCGTACCGTTAATTTGTTCAGGGGCTGCCATAGGGTGTGATTCTCCTTAACTCAGATAAGTTTGGAACACTGTTCCCTGAGTTATTTTTGAACAGACGGAAAGAAAACCCGCCGATTTGAGCATTGTTAAGAGGCTTGGCGGGTATTGTTTACTGAAAAAAGGTTTTTGATTTTTAGTCTATAAGTTTCTCCTTTTTTTATTTCTAACTTCTTCGCTGAAATGTCAACAGAACGCGACCCTCAGTGACCGTGTTGGCAAGCGTACCGGCTCCCGTGGCAATAAACTTGAGCCGATCACCCTCAAGGGTGTCTCGATTCGCGAGCGTAGAGCTAAGCGTCAATGCTCGCTTCGTATTGGCAGCCAAAGCCGAACCGCCGGTTATTTTTGTGGTATTCGCATCAGCGGTACTGAGCATATCCGTTGTACCCGCCCCGGCTTGACCCAAATTCTTTAGAGCAAAGCTTGCGTAATTCGTGTCGTGAGCCGCTAAAGCGTCGACGCCTGAAAATATCGCACTGACGAGCCGGCCACCGGGTGAGATCCCGTAACCGTTCACCGATCCGGCGGCTGTCGCGACTGTTGGGACTGTAATAGTTATTAATTTTTTAGCCATGATATTTATTTACCGCCTTTTATCGGATATGTTTCGCAAACTGACGATCTTGAGTTATTTGTTCTCAGCCGGTGTTTTGGCTTTGTTCGACGCGGGCTGCTTGGCCTTTTCGTCCGTCTCTTCAGCAGCAATTGCCGCCGGTTTCTCGCCCCTAACAACGCCCAGTTCGACGGCCTCAGCCATTGGGATCGTTACGCCCTTGGCGACTTTCAGATAGCTCCTGCCATCCTCGGTTTCGCCATAATAGTCTTTATCAGCCGCGAACTGGCCGATCGTGCTTGTTTCTGTGGTTGCCTTTATCGCCATGATATTTTTTCTCCCTTGAAATAAAGATTAAAAGTTTTTGTTTTACAAAGGCGGCCGCTTTCCCCAAACAACCGCCTTTGTATCCACACCTCGGTAGAAGTTTTACCAGGTGATCAGTTCGAAAGCCTTAGGCCGCGTGACGGCAAATGCCGCTCGGAGCTCCGCAAGGATAGCAACGGCGTTCTGCAGGAAGAAGTTGCCAGGCTCGCCAACACGGATGTTGCTCTGCTCGCGATCCCACATCTTCGCACCCAATTTGTACTGGCCGACGATGCAATAACCAGTGGTCATTGCCTGAGTCTCGACCACCTTGACGCGCCAGATGCGGTTTAAGACCGGATCATACACCTTCAGGTATTGGCCGTTATCGTCCTTTTCCAGTTCGAGCGATTCGCCCTGTCCCGGGTTGAGAACGACGCCATCCGGCTCATAGAACTCAAGCCGAACGTCAGTGATCGCACGGCGAATGGTGTCCGCCATGTTGTCTGATGCGAGACCACGGGCAGCCGTGGACTGATGAGTACGGGTCTGAATACCGGACCAGTTTTTGATTCCGGTAAAGTGAACGCCCGAACCAGATCCCACAAGGATCTCGTTTTCGAGAGTCACTTCGATCTGGTACATCAACTCGTTATCGATCATTCCCCGTAGGTTCGGGCCGTCAGACAGGATCTGACGAGACGCGGCAACCCACTCAGCGATGGTTTTGACGGTGGCCGTTTTCAGGTCAAACGTCATATCGCCTTCGGGCTTGTCACCGAATTTGCTGCCATAATCGCCCTCACCCGGCGTGATCGCAGCATCCCATTCGAGAACCGGGGATGCATTATTCGTGCGCGTAGCCATCAAAATGTATTCGACGGCATCAACGGACGTCTGACCGATGTTGATCAGGTCAAGAACTGACGGCGGACGCTGCCGGGCGATATCGAGAATATCGATCTCCCGATCCGGCCTGATGGTATAACCGCCCTGGGCATCTGTGGTGTTATACAGGGCCTTGAGCAAATTCGGTACCATGACCGGGGCCATCTTGCCCGATGTGCGATCGGCGGTCTCGAACTGCTTGGACTCGATGACTTGTTCACCGAATGATTTGCGGCTTGCTTTCGGGTCAGCCTCTTTCACCGGTTCCGGCTTGCCGTCATCACCGCCCGCCGGTTCAAGAGCATACTCGCTCAAAGCGCCAAGGGCTTCGATCTGCTCGATCTCGGTGCGCAATGCCTTACCCGCTTCGAGCATGTTTTCGAACTTCGTCCGGTTTTCCGGAGTACGTTCGGCCTCGGTCGTTTCCATAGTCGTCATCATCGACTTGGCATCGTTAGTGAGCTTGGCAAGCTCTTGCTTTTTCTTTTTGATATCAGACATTTTGATTATTTCTCCTGAATTAATGAGTCAAAGTTTCCAGTTCGAAGGCGTGAAGCTTTAACCAATCTGGAGAAAGTGAAGTGCTGATATCATCAGCGGCTTCGGCTTTACCGGTATCGGTTTCGTCACTTTCAACGGGTAAGCAGAGTGCATACCCGAGATCCAAGGTCGCGTTATGGATCATTTCTATAAGCTTTTGGTCACCGGCGGCATTTCGACGGCCGGCTTTGATCTGCGAAGCGATCATTGCGAGATTCGAAGCGATCACTCCAAGCGGCATAACGTCCATATGCTTGGCACCAGCGGCCACTGTCGCAGGGTTGCAACCGTAAAGAACGTCGCTTGTGTCGTAAAGCTTTAGCTCGACAAGTTCGCGGACCTCTTGGGTTTTCTCTGGATCGCCCGGTATGGGCTCGGTTCGCGTAGAGCTCTGAATGGTGTCGTAGGCAAAGCTCATCTCATTGACGTCGTTCGCGTCGATGGCAGCCAATACCCAGTCAGCAAGATCGATATTTTTGTAATAATCCCGACGCACAAGCAGCCCGCCTGTGGCATCCGGAGATTTTGCAAGCACTTCCGGTGGTAACTCAGCCCGGCTAAGCTCGCGAAGCTCAACGATGGTAGCGATAGGCGGATGCTGATAACTGTGGTTCCAAAGGTGTTTGCACCGCTTCGCACCCTCTGCGATCGTTTTAGCGAACGCGCCAGGCATTACACGATCGCCAATGGCGTCGACGTTGCCAAACACAGACGCAATGCCAGCTCTGGTACGTCCTGAGCTTTCGGATTTTAGGTTTGTAAATGGTAGGGATTTATAATCTCGCTCCATACTGAAACGAGATTAATAAATAATTTTACGGGTTATTTTTTGGGTTTAGACTGTAACCAATACATGAATGCACCGGCACCGGTCGCCGCCGTCGCAGTCAGGGTTAGGGGCAGCCGGTAGATCGGCTTCATCATCCGCGGTTTCGCCGTCGGCATCGCCGCATGGGCCGCACGTATTGGCGTCTAGGACAGCCGAATATTCATAATGGTCAGCTTTATCAGCGTTGGCTTGCATCTCATCGCTGCGGCCCCGAGAAATAGCAGCATTCACCGAACTACCGGCGATCGGGTCTATGAATTTCTCGCTCTGAGCATTTAGATTCTCTTTTAGTTTTTCGACGGTGTAATTAAGTAGCAGTTTTAGAGTTAAATATTCGTTTACAGCCCGAACCGTGATCTCGTTGATGATTCGAGAGATCATTCCGTCGATTAGCTCATCGAGATATTCGAGATAAGAAAGCTCGTTATCATCGGCTTTGATATCAGGAATATTGCAGTCTTTCGCTGCATTTTGTGCAGCGATCTCCGCCCGAATTTGCATCCGGCCGGCTAAATACGCCGATCTGATAGCCTTGGCAAGCTCTTTTCGGCGTTTTGGGTCTGGGGTAAGGGTCAACGTATGAGCCGTCTGAGCGGTCAGCTTATCGATCTTTGCAACAGCCTGATCTATCAGATCCAACCGGAACTTTTGCAATATCTTAATTGCCGTTTCTCTTTGACTTTCGTAATCGGCATTGATCTTTTTGAGATCGATCACCAATTCGACACCACGCGGTTCGCGGCCAAGGGTTAAGCCGTCTAAATCAAAAGTTTTTTTTTCTGTGTGTTTCGGTAAAGCCTTTGGTGGTGTTGGCTCCGGTAAGGCGTTCGGGTCAGTACCCGCCGGCACTTTCTGCGTGGCCTCTATAGCTCGATTCTCACCTGATAAAGCCGTAACGTTGATCGGCTGAATATAGTAATCGCCCTCAGGATCTGGCATCATGCCAGTCGCAGTCCGAAACTCGTTTAAGGTCCATCCGCCGGCTTTGAAGTTGTCCCGGGCCCGTAGGTGCATCTTTTCAACATCTTCCTGCAAAAACGCCACATGCGAGATATCCCAACCAACTCGGATAGTTTCAGCTTTGATAGCCTCGATATCTTCAAACTCTGGCAGCACAAACCAGGTGAGCCATTCACGCATAACTGCAAGCTCGCCCGATATCTTGTTGTCCCAGAAGTTTTGAAGCTCAGCTTTAGCAGTTGCATTAGCCGTCACATGGAGTAAGCCTACATAAGCACCGACCAAATTAGGCGGTACCCCAAATACAGCGCAGATACGAGATTCGAACCGGCCAGAAAGAGAATCACTGGCGAGCTCGTCTAACTTACTACCGATCTGCTGGAAATCTGCGTTTTGGTCCAAAACGGCTACGCCTTTCTGATTAGCACCGCCGCGGGAATACTTTTGTTTCCATTTCGCCTGGAGCTCTTCACGTTTAGTCTCGGTGACATTCGCGTTCAGGATCTTCAGCACACCGGACGGTGTACCATCGCTCTCAAAGAAAGCGTCAACATAGTCGGTTAAGCCCAGATCAGAGTTAATAGATTTAAGAGCAGCACTCAACGGAGCAAAGCCGTTGAATTGGTCTAGCAGGTCTGGCCGCCGGCGAATAAACAGATCTTCAGGCTTGATCTCGATCCGCCGGCCATTCTTGGCTGTGTATTCGTAAAAAAGTATTTCAGATTGGGTACGATCATACTTTGGCGCGATTCGGTTAGGATTTAGTACCGTCATCGCAACAGGAATGCCAGCTCCTGATCGCTCAATATGAGCATAGAATCGGCCTAAACCCTGCTCTGACTGGACCATCAACTTGCGAACGTCCCTGCCTGTTTGGTGTTGATTTGGCCGCTTGAAGAGAGCGGGTAACAGATGTCCGGATTTTGCTTCCCATGCACCTTTAGAGTTCTTGACCTCAACAATGATCTCGGCATCGTTCATCACGTCCGCGATCTTGTTGATACACGCAAAAACTAACTCGTGAGACCTATAAGCTGTGAACGCAGAGTCTTTATCGTATTTGATGCGGGTATTACGACGGCTTAAACCAAGGATGTCCCAAAAGCCCGTATCGGTAAAAGCGACACTCTGCGAGTTTTTCTCTCGAAAGCCCGGGCGAAAATAGTTTGTTATGTTTCCGAACAGGCCCATTAAATTGTTATTCCAAGAGAATTATTGACCATTACGCCGTATCTGAATGCATCGTACCAATCGTCCCCGCCTCTGCCTTGGTCATCGGTATCGACCTTTAGAACATCTTCAGGATCGTTCGGGTTATGCATCATCGACGGCAAGCATTCGATCAGGCCAGTACACCTTGAACTGATTTTAAGGGAAGGCTCTATAGCTTGTTTTTTATCGCCAAGCATTTGCAGTATCTTACCGGCTCCTGCCTTGCGCGAAGTATTGGCACATTTCAGATCAATACCGCAGCGGGAAAACTCATCAGCGAAGCTTTCTCCTGAGTCGCCTTTTTTGGCAAACACATCGGCACCGGCGACAAAATTAGAGAGATAACCCAAGTTGATACCGTTACGCTCAAGCATGTTTAGTATCTCGACGGCATTAGTCGATATAAGCTGCTTACGGGCAGCGAACTCATCAACGATGTAAATAACACCGTCATATTCGCAAAGAAGATAACAGACCGTGTAATGCTTAAACCCGTAATCTAAAGCGCACCAGATATTGAGGTCCGGTATCTGTAGATCAGGAATTTGATTCGGCGGTATGACGTGATCAGAGTGAGAGAACTTTTCAAAGTACTGACCGGCAAAGATGTCCCAATCGCCATCGAGCCATGCTTTCTTTTTCCAGCCGGATAGGGCCTCGAGCTTAGATCTGTAAAAGATATCGACCTTTTTATTATCAGAGACATTGGCGAACACGAACCGAGTAGATGTCTCGGTATTAGCTCTATGAGGCTTTATAAACTTGTTTTTTAGAAAGGTGTGAGAGATCCCGCCGGGATTAAACGTGTAATAGGTCCTTGGTTTAAATCCCGGTATCGATGTACGGTTTACGGTTTTGATCTCTTCGATCTTCGACTGGGATAGCTGCTCAGCCTGTTCCATAAAGATCACATCATATTCAAGAGATAAATATTGGTTGATATCTTTTTCATACTGAAAATGCCCGATCTTGATACTGGAACCGTTTGGAAAGTAAATTATTGACCTGGTAGGGCGATGCGGTACTCGCGGCAATATGCGGGTACAAAGCTTTTGCATAGACTCTTCAGCAGAGCCGGCTTTCTCGCGCAGAAAGAGAACCGATAAGTTTTCCCATTTCTGGCAGTCATCGATCGCGATCTGAGCAAACCCGCAATGGGTCTTACCACCGCCGCGAGCTCCGCCGTACCCGATATCTTCCAATTCACCAAGGGTATCGGCTAACCGGGCATACCCGTGAAACTGCATTTGTTTTGGCTGTGGAACGTAACCGGCAAGAAGGAACCGCTCAAGCGAGTCTTTTGGTACCCCGAACGCCTTAGCCGTCCTGATCAGTTCCACTGTCGATTGCGGGACTCTCGGTTTCAGGTTCGGCCTCTGGGCTGTCTGGGTCTGCATATATCTGGTTAATGGTGGCCTGGATATTTAAATCGAGCACCCCTGCTATATTTTGGTTAACGTCAAACCGTTCGCGGTACTGATCAGGGCGTTTGGATTTTAGAGCGAACTCAAGTAAGCGATCCGAAAACTTACGGACCTTGGCGATCATCTCGCCTTTATAAAAGACTGGCTCCAATATTCCTTTGGTAGATCGACGGTGTAGCTCCTCTTCCATGGCATCAACGACATCATCAATTACGCCATCCCATGCCCCGGCAAAGTCAGAGTCAAGTTTTTTATGATCGTAGGCGGACGCACGGGATATGCCAGCGGCTTTGGCTGCTTTTGAAACATTTCCGGCCGATGCTCGAAGCTTGGCAAGGAATTTTTGTTTCTGTTGTGGGTCTAAAGCTTTTCCCTGCATCCCTATAATGTCGAAAGTGTCAAAACCGACACACGAATAAAAAGACCGTGCCAATACGACACAGCCTCTATTTTAACGGGTGAGATACGGTGTTATTTAGGTTTTACAGCTTGGAGCCTTACCGGTGAACCGTATGCCATCGATGCGTAAATAGGTCCACAGAATATAACCCCGGCCAACCCAGCAAACGGCTTGCTTGATGCATCCGCATCGTTTACATCGTTTTTTCTGCCATCTATGCCGCATAAAAGATTGCGGGTGAGGAATTCCCCCTTGTTTGTTCTCCATTGGTTCCTCACCCGCGTTTCCCCCTTGATATCCAATGGAGAAATCTTAGAAAATGCCGAACGCCCGTTTTCCTGTTATGTCAGCAGGCCCCGTCAGGCGTTCGGGCGTCGGAGGCGACGGGAATCTTTAATCAGCCTCGGGTAACTTAGCCCGGTTCGATTTAATAGCGAACTGTGGCCGGTCTGAGCCAATAACAGTACGCGATACGCGATACAGCATGCCGCGCATGATCAAAGCGGCCACGATCTCATTGACCACACATCTATGCAGCCGGGTATCTTCAGCGATCTCAGTTTCAGTTGTGGCCCCGGACCGCTCGATCGCATACAGCACCATTTCTTCGCGTTGAGAGGGTGTGGCCCGGATCATGGACCTAAGCTCTTCGATAAGCTGATTAACTTTGGGTAATCCAAATATCTGCTCTTCAGGAGTAAAAGACCTACGAACCTTAAGAAGCTTATCGATAACGCTCTTTGCAACAGCAGCCTCATCAGAGACCGCCGCCGGAAGGATATCGGTATCGAATAATTTATGGTTGTCGGCCATTCTAAAGCTTACTGATGCTGAGCTGAGCATTATTCCCCGCTAATTTCTGAAACCCAAGAAAAAGTTTTAATTGTATCGAGTTAAATACCCCGCCAGGGTGCACATAAAACAAAGGCACTTCACGGCCGGTACGCCGGCTATAACCGGTTTTGAATTCCTGGGTCCAATTCCTCTTGATCTCTTTATAGACAAAAGTATGAGTATCTAAATATTTTTTTATATATACCTTTATATTTTCATCATCTATATTCCCCAGAGCGTGACCGTGGATCGCATTTACAAGCTCGATCTCCGTGAGATACGCGGCTTCAGTCGGCATACCCAAGCAAAACTGTTCAGTGATGACGCCTGGCCGCCCTGTACGCTCGTATGAGCCATCTGAGTGGCCAACGTGGACCTGATACAGATACGCGATAGCCCGGGAAACACTGGACCTATATTTCTCACTTTCAAATAACGCATCAAGATCAACATATTCCGGCCAGCTTCGGGCAACATATTTCTTTTTCGGGATAAAGCTAGGCACCAGCTTCCCTCAACTGAGCATTCCGCAGATTCGCCGCGGCCAATTTCTTGTCTCGATTCTCTTGATAATAATTCGACTGATATTTGCCTCTTTTCACAGCCTGCTTAGTTATCTTTTTCTGCGCGGCATTCGGGCTCGTAATAAACCGAAACAGGCACCAGAGCGATTCTTCATCGCAGGATTCAAGCGGACAATTCCCACAGATCAGATCAACTTGCCGCATTTACACCCTTTCGCTTCTTCGGACCTACATACAATTTCTGACCGACATAGACCCAAATGAGGATCATCATAAATGCCGTCGCTCCCTCGAAAATCTCATGTTGGCGATGCTGAAAGATGCCGGAGTGAAGATATTCAGTTCCAGCGTCGAATATCGGCCAGCCAAGCATCCATGTTACGAACGATAGGTTTTTCATAGAGAGCTTTACGCCGTGATTAGCCGGGTGATGTTGTCTTTCAGATGCCCGAGCTCGCTGACTTTGTTTACAACGGCAATACCGCCGGTTGCGGCTGCCAGGTCTTTTAGAAACTGCCGCCCGGGCCCGGTCTCATTTCCGACAAAAATAGTGTCGATCTTGCTTTTGAACTTTGATGCGGCGGAAAGGGTCTCTTTATCGTTATCCGGTTCGCCGTCAGATATCAGCACAAGCCGGATATCGGTGTTATTAGCCATGAGCATCATTCGAAGAGCGGCAACCATATCGGTCATACCGCCCTGCATAATGGGAACACCTGACGGACAAAAATCGGCTCGATTAGAGAACGCTGCGACGGCAATTTCGCCCGGGTAAGCATTCTGCAACTGCTCAAGCTGCTCACAGGCGGCATCATATCGGGACCGGCCGCTGCCAGCATCACCCTGCGTCATTGACCCCGACACGTCGACCATGACGAACGCTTTAACGTTCATAAACCCCATCGCGATCGTGGTGTCATTTTTACGAGCGACGGCCCCAAGCGATCCCGCTACTATTTGTTGATTTGCATTTTCTCTCATCTCGAATTCTCCAAGTTTTTGTTTAGTCTCACCTCAACCCGTTTAGCGATTTTTGCCATTGCCGTTCGGGTTGCACCGCGATATGGGCCACGCCGGTCGCGTGGCTTTTTCATTACATATGCTCGAGTTTTCTTAACCTCATATTTACAACCGGCCGCGAAACCGCAGTTGCAGTTAAGGCACTCGTCATATTTCATACCCACGCCATTCCCCATGTGTCATCGGCCCAGAAACTGACCATTATCTGACCGATCTCGTTGGTGATGTCTTCCCAGGCGAGAATTTCTTCAACGACAAGAACCCCAAGCTCGCGTTTTGCCCGGACGGTAAGCATTCCGCAGCGGAGCATCGGCGTGAAGGATGAGTATTTGGAACGATGGTGATAGCCGCCACGGGCAGTTTTAGCCATCTGCTCAAAAGCGAGACCGGCGTTGTATTTAGCCCGGCCCAACTGAGAACTGAGAATGTTGTAGGCGTTTTTGATCGTCTCGAACATTTCCCGAGCGTTCTCTTCACGGCAGATATCCGGATGCCATTGCCGGGCGGCCCGCTTATAGGCTTTCTTTATTTCGATGTCGCTTGCCGCCTTATCGACACCCAGAACGCCGTACAGCGTTGCCGGTGAGCTTTGGTCAGCCTGTTTGAACCATGCCCGTAACACTTTCTCCGGGATCTTGGCGTTCCAGCCGCCGTTAGAATGGACCGACGCAGCTTCATTTTTGCAGTTAGCGACGTAATCAGCCTGGAAAGTTATCTTGAACGGTTTAGCATCTTCAGCGATCACCGTGGGCATGGCGACGTCACACGAGTAGCAGCGATCGATGATCTGCTTGAGAACGTCGGCATAATCTTTTGAGACCAGCCACGCTTTAGCCGGTCCATCCCATTTTCGAGATGTGGCAGGAACTTCCAATTTAAGCTCCGCGACGAACTGCGAATTGTACGGCGCGTTGACCTTTAGAGAGCCATTTTCGGCAGTGACGGAAACGCCTTGATTTCGCCATGATGAGCTCTGAGAATTTGCCCTCGAGCAGTTGAATAATGCCCCTTGAGAACCGGGCGGATATTGTGCAAAAATTGCCATATTTCTTGCCTCTTTTTCGTTTTCTCCAAGTTTGCGTAAAAGCCCCGTATTTACTGGGTTTGGCGGCAAAGTATAATGGTATATATCCTATATAGGGGCTATACCTTTATACTTTCGTGTTTTTACCCGCCTTTTCAGTCATCATCTTTCTCATAAAAATTCTTCACCGGCGGAGCATCAGTAGCTTTATTTTTGGGATTCGGTTTACTGCAATAAACCCCATGCCCGGGCCGGTCTAAAAAGCCGTCTTTATAGAGTTCGCTTACGGCCTTTTTGATAGCGATCTCGCTGAACTGATCCTCGAAGTGCAAGATCAGTTCACCCATGGTTTTTGTGTCCGGGAACACAACGCTCTCCATGTACCGGCGAATCGTTTTATACGCCGTCATCTTCACCGGTGGGGCAACGATAGTCGTATGGTGAAACCACCGGTCCGCCTCGAGCCTAAATGTCTCAGAGTAATTCTGGCCGCCATCCGTCTTTCTTTTTGCACACTCGATATTTACTGGCTCGCCTTTTGAGACGTCGCCAAACATATTGATCACAGTCCGGGATAGCGACTGCAAAGCTGAAGCTCCGCGGCCTGCATGTACCCCGGCGTGTTCGATCTCATTTTTGGCTTTGCCGTAATGGTGAGCAAACAAAAAAGCACAGTTGCCTTTGTAGGCCATTTTTAGAAGAGGCTTGATTATCTTCTTGGTTACTTCGGCATTGCTGTTCTCATCGTTTATGTCGTAGGCAGCAGATACGTTGTCGACAATGATAAATTCCACGCCATTTTGCAGAATTAGAGCATTAGCCCATGTTTCGTGCCGATTAAACTGAAAAAGTTCCCCATCCATAAGCCCTTTCGGAATAATGATCAGGTTGGTGTTTAGGGCCTTGGTTTCTGTATCTGTAAAAACCTCATCCATTAACCGGAGATCTCTTTGCACGTCCTGAGCGTCATTCTCGAAATCGAAGTAGGCTATCTTGATCGGTCTCTGCCCGTCATAAAACGGCATGAACGGACGACCGGCCGCCATACAAAGAGTGACGTTGCGCAATAAAGTAGTTTTGCCGGTATTGGTAGCCGCCTGGATGATCGCTATATCGCGTTTGCCGATGTGAAACGCTAAGATCTCTTTTGGTTCGAAATCGATCTTTCTAAAATCGCCATATAAATGCGGTTCTAAGGTGTTCTCATAGTCAGGGTCAGGACTGTTCGGGTCCTTGTCACTTACTTGCCCCAATGCGTCCTGCGGCTTATAACGGCCCACGCTGCGAGCGATGGTGTGAAGCTCTTTGTCGTCTACGGGCGGTTTGCAAATACGTTGATTTTCAACGGCAAGAGCGGCATAAATAGCTGCCTCGCTTAACCCCTTCGAACGCAAGGCCCCGGCAATTTTCGTTAGCTCAACATTTCTCTGGCCTTGATTTATCGAGTCCGGCAGGATCACGCCCGGAGCATTAGCCGGTACCACGAACGGCGATGAGCCATTACCGTTGCCATTTGTCGCCGGCAGCGGCATGACCAGCTTGTCTATCCACTGCTGAGGCAGATCGAGAATGATATCGTTATCCGGATTTAAGAGCTCATAGTTTCGGCCGGAGACGTGCTTGCTTGGCGGAGCGATCACATAACCACCGTCGCCCCGTACATCGATAAATTTGCCAAGCCGAGACGCAGAGTTTTTTATAATCACACCCGCCGGCAGTTTGTAGTAGAAATGCAGCCCGGCCCCGGTTTTAACTTTTGGCGTGTTAAAAACCGTATGATCTAAACCGGATATAAGCAGGTCCTTAAGATCCGCACCTTTATCCGTATCGATATCGACCACGACCAATTGCGAGATCTGCCCGGTTGCGATGCCGATATTTGACGGTTCGGTCGCCGGATCGAACCACGCGGACACCAATCCCGCATCTACCGATGCGTCTAAAGACCCTTTTTGAGTTCGCGGGTGCTTGCCTTCGGATTTACAGTCAGGCTTACCGCACGTACAAAAACCGTCGGCAGCGATGGAATGGCACGGAAACACGGCCCAACCGAATTCGGTGGCGTAGTTCAGGGCGTAATCAAGAATTGAAGGGGCGGCAACGTCTTGCATAGATATAAAGAGCCAAATTTGCTCAAGTCAGGAGCTCGTATAGAGCCCCTGCGGTTCAGCAAACTCGCTTAGAACGGAATATCGTCGTTACCACCGGCAACAGCGTCAGTCACCGGAGCCGCGGCAGCCGCCGTCTGTCCCGCTGGCTGCCCGTTAGCCTGGCCGCTGGCAGCCGCCTTTGCTTTAGCGGCAAGAATGGCCTCAGCTTGCGGCTCGTAGTTAAGTGCCTGGATCTCCGGCATTCCTTCCATCAGCGGCATGATCGAGCCGATATTTGCATAGGTTTTATCACCAACACTGGTATGTACCACCTGAAGAAGAGCATTCCGGCCGGTCAGGTCCACGTCGACGCCCGGCGGCTTAAGCTCAGCCTCGGTGAGATCGTGACCCCGCCATTGGAGTAGAAACGCCCGGAGATTCGATTTCTCGGAAAGGATGAGATTTAACGGCTTCGATCGAACCTCAAAACGCTTTCCGGTCTCGTCGTCCACTTTGTTTAGCTGGAAAATGTACTGGATCTCGTGAACGTTTTTCGGTTCGTCCGCTCCGGTAGTTGTGTTTTTGTAGTTCTTCTGGGAATAACCCAGATCGACTACTTCCACGCACACGGCCTGGTACTGCCCGGCGGGTGCTTTTTTATACTGAGTTGTTGCTTCAACGTGAATACCCATTTTTTTACTTTTGCTCCTATATTTATATTTCTTGCCTTTCGGCTTCTGAGCTAACCGCTCAATGAGACTCACTCTTTCAAATGAGCCTGATCAACAGTTAGATCTAACTTCGATCTCTCTCCACCGCTCCGAAAAATGCTTTATCCATATCGTCAGGCTTTCGCTCTCGAACCTTTTCTGCCTGTTTTCGGCGTTTTATGGACCGATCCCGTTGCACTTGCCGCCGATGGTTCCGGCGAAACGTTAAAACGGCCTCAGGGTCGATCACGTAAAGCGACATGGCTTATCTTTCAACCTCAATAAATTCACCATCAGAATTGACGGAATACCACGTATCGGCAGTTAGGCCTTCGCCCTCGTAACCGACGGCAATCCGCTTACGCCCGGCGGCATCTTCATAAGTCAGGGCGATCGCTCCATTGATACCAACCTTGGCTTTACCATTTAGGCCGGCATTGGCGATGACGGAATCCTTACCCGACGAGCCGATCTTGGCGTTGTAACCCGACGAGCCGATCTGGGCGTATTCACCCGACGAGCCGATCTGGGCGTATTCACCCGACGAGCCGATCTGGGCGTATTCACCCGACGAGCCGATCTGGGCGTTGTTACCCGACGAGCCGATCTGGGCGTTGTTACCCGACGAGCCGATCTTGGCGTTGTAACCCGACGAGCCGATCTGGGCGTTGTTACCCGACG